AATTGTACCTCAGATGGGTGATGAATATGGAACAGGTCCTGTTTCTAAGCCTGCTTTTAGCATTGCGCGTGCTGCTGGTGCCCTTACACGGATACCAGCTATTGCGCCTTATGCCAAAGCTACGCAGATGGCTGCCAACGCTACCGGCTCTATAGCCTCGATTTTTGGATATTCCCGCGCAACGCAGGAAGAACCTTCTAAGACTATTAAGCCGGAATACGTTGGCGTTTTGGCCAATACTAATACTCCTGACAATGCTACCAAGTTAACACTCGATTGTAAACAAGAAGTTACCCTTGATCCTAGAGTTGTGGGTTTGGATTCAGCTGATGAGATGTCTATATTGTCATTATCCCAGCGAGAGTCTTTCCTAACTCAGTTTTTGTGGTCTGGCAGTGATGCCATTGATACTTGTTTATATGCGAAACATGTCTCCCCAGTGTCTTTTGACACTTTTTCCACGGGCCTGACTCAAGAATTACATTTGACTCCATGTGCATTCGCTGCTAATCCATTTGCGTATTGGCGCGGCACGATGAAGTTTCGTTTTCAAGTTGTGGCATCTGCCTTTCATAAGGGGCGTATTAAGATCGTTTATGATCCATATTTGCTCCAAGCGGCATCCGTAGGTGAGTACAATGTGAATTACTCACATGTGTGCGATTTGGCTGGTGAGCGTGATTTTACTCTTGAATTCGGTTGGGGTCAAGTTACATCTTGGCTTCCTGTATTGGATTTGCAAACTGCTCTAGCTAATTATCCTGCCGGTAGGCAAGGTCTTCTTTTGACTACTCCTTCTCCCAATGTTGGAGCAAATGGAGCTTTTTCCGTTATTGTAGTCAATGAGTTAACCTCTGCCAGTGTTGCCGTACCGCAGATTGTTGTGAATGTTTTTGTTTCCACTAGTGATGACTTTGAGGTTTGTGTCCCCTCCTGTGAACACTTGACCGGACTTTCTTGGTCCCCTGGTATTATATCCAGTGGAGGCCCTGGTCCTGGTTTTGTGGCGCAGATGGGTGAAGAACCAGCAGATCCGGTTGATACCGCTACCGAATCCGCACCGACTTTACCTCAGTCAGCTAATACTATGGCGCCAAGCTTAACGATTGATCATACGCTTGATGTCTTTTTTGGAGACCCTGTCGTTTCATTTCGGCAATGTCTCAAAAGATATCAATTTTCTCGTGCTTGGCAACCCCAGTATAATGGTAGCTCTGGTTATATGTGGTGGCGTTTGATTGTTCCTGATATTCCGCTCTTTTATGGAGCGGTTGGTGGAGCTATTGACAGCGCCTTAAATGACGCAGTTGTTGCTACTCCTTGGAATTATGTCAAACCTACATTACTCAACTATTTGTTACCTGCATTTGCAGGCCGCCGAGGTGGCCTCAGATGGAAATATCATTTACAAGGAATTACCAATGCGCCGTCCTCTCTCTCTATTACACGAGAAGGGGACGCCATAGGGTATTTCGAGAACTTGAATACGAGTACTATTTGGTCTGATTCGCAATTTAATGTTGCTGCTCAGACCTGTCAGGACTTGTTTCCGCATACTTGGTGTGCAACTCATGTTACCGACGTGAGAAATAATCCGGTAATAGAGGCTGAATTGCCTTTTTACTGTTTCGATCGCTTTTATCTCTGTCGCGATACAAATATGACAGGGGTTGGGGCACCGACTTCATTCCATAAGTTGACGGCCTGCGTTTATATTAATGCAGGTACCGACAACCCAATAATGGCGTCGTATGTCTCCATCGCAGAAGATTTTAACCTTTATTTCTTCTGTGGTGTACCTCCACTGTTTTTGGTTAATGAACCTCCAGCAGTGGTATTATAAAGTGTGTCTCATTGAGACCGTGAATGAAAATCTTACGTTAGTAGATTAAAAAACTCGCTGGTGATTAGCGAGTGGGGCTTTATGTCCCGGGAACAAGATTATCTTGTATGCCGTCTAATTGAAATTATTTAAAGTTTTTTCGGAAGACGGCGGTCTTCTTTTTCTTTAAATAAACAATCTCAATTTTAGATAGCAGAATCCTAAACTGTAAAATGTTGGTGGTGTTACACGTTTCAAATCGTAGCACGGCACCACCATAGGAATCAC